GGGGGTGAAGGTTCAGGGGAGTGCGCGCATTAAATAATTTGGGCGCCCCACTGGGGATTGGCGCTGCTAGCAGTCCGGTGGCTTCGGCCTAAAGATTGAGCGTTAAAGCACTTACGAGAAGTTATGAACCACGAGTATCGCCAAATGAATGCCTGATTCGGGGTTCGGACGCGAAGTGGACGCGCAACGAGCTAGAGCTTCCGGCTCAAGTCCGCGCTACACGGCGAGATCGTCGACGTCCTGATTGGCCGGGCGATGGAGTCGCTATCGACAGCTTTGGATAAGGATCACGAGACATTTTTCAAGAGGCCGCCCGCACCCCAGGAGAACACGTAATGAGTCAAGCAGTCAATCCCGAATCTGGGCTGACGAATGCAGAGGAGCATTGTCACGATTCGCTGATGCAAGCGTACAGTGCATTCCTTGATCTTCCTGTTTACCATCCGTGCGAGCAACAAGAATTTGCGGCGGCCATTCACGAGCTTCAAGGGCTCTTTGCAATACGCATCGCCGCGAGAAGCTATCCTAAATTATGGATGCAGGATGTCGCCGACGAAACTTCCGATGGCCGAGTCCACGAACGGGACTTCAGCCATCTCGACCCCCCCCGCTCTTGCCACGGACCAACACGAAGTATAGATGATGGCTGATTTCTGCTACCGATCGTCAACGATGACCTTACATCCGAAGACAGATCGCTGCCCGGTTTGCGATTTCATCGGCGGCGATCGGAGCACGGCCGCCATGCTGGAAGTTATCCGGGTCTTAGACGAAAAGCTCGCCCAAAAAGAGCGTCTGCTAGACTTGTGTTTGGGCGTGCTGGCGTCGATGGTCGGTGATTCGGCGGGGGGACCCAATGGCTAGTAGCAACTCCACCGCAACAAAATCCCGGTCGGTTAAAAAACCGCCGACCGGTACAGTATTCCGGCAGGGCGCCTGGACTGGCGCCAAGGCAAAATGGGTCAAGGGCCGAACACGTTTAGATGTCGCCGTATTGATGACGGTTTCCCCGGCGACTGTGGATGGCTGGGCCAGGACAGATGGAATGCCGGGCGGCAGGGACTTCGGCGGATATAATCTCGCCGAGGTTGCCCAGTGGTGGCTGGAGATGCGACTTGCAAAAGAAGATCGGCAACCGGACGGAATACTGCGCGACGACAACATCAGAGAGCAAATTCGCGAGCGGAGGTTGAAGAACGATCAGAAGGAGGAGGGTTTAGTCGATCGGCGCGAGGTGGAGACGGCGCACGAGCAATTGGTCGCAATGATCGTCGCACGCCTGGACGAGATGCCGGAAGCGTCGGCGGCCTGCGTTCCCGAGGAAGTAGCGGAGATCGTTCGGTCTGTCATATCTGAACAAGTGCGGCTGGTTAAAGTGGAGCTGTCAGCCGCCCCAACGGGAGTCGAGTCATAATGGCTATCGACATGGAATTCCGGGCGCGCGTAACTCAGGCGCTCAGCAATACCGACAAGCTGATCAAAAAGGTTGTCCAGCTTGAGGAACGACTCAAAAAGGTCGGCAGAGCGACACAAAGAACCTCTCGTCAGCAATCGGCCTTAGCCAGGGGGGCGATTGGCCAGGTCAGGCAAATGGTCACGAGCTACCTCGGCTTTCAGACCGTTCTACGGGGCGTTGGAAAGTTGTTCAGCGACCTTGAGGCGAAATCTGCAACTGCGGTAAGGGTGACTCTCTCTTTGGCGCAAGCTGAAGCAAACTTTCTTATCAACACCACTGCCTTGCGACAGAATGTAAAGGAATTCGCGAAACTTGAAGCGGCGATTGAGCGGATTTCAGCGATGGGAATTGAAAGGCGAGTTCTGTTGCCCATAGCCGGCGCTGCCGTCTCAGGAGCCGGAGGTTTACCAGTCGAACAAGTCATTGAAGGCATGGAAATCGGCACGAAATTCGTGTCGGCCGGCGGCGACGCTGTTCGGCAGCTAGTTGGGGCGACTTTCGATATAAAGAGAGCCATCCGAGAATTTTCAATTCCAGAGGCCGCGGGCTTCCTCGCCCAAACCGCACAATTTGCGCGGATCGAAGAAATCGGGAAAACCGGCCGGGCCATCGGTGGCGCCCTGACCACGCTCGTCGAACAAGGATTTTCAGCGAAAAACGCCCAGGCGTTGTTCATAACAGCGTCTCTACGTGCAGCGGATACGGAAGGGCGCAGAAGCTCGGCGGGAATTATCGAATTCGGTACATTACTCGATAAATTATTCAAAGGGATGCCGCAGGAGAGCTTTGAAGACCGGTTCAAGTTCATGGAACTTCATCCGCGAGCACAAAAGAAATGGGCTGAATTGACAGCCGGTGCATTTTGGAACAAGTTGCGGAAGCCATTTCAAACGATTTTCACTAAGGGCTCCCCGACTAACGTACTGTTTAAAAGACAGATTACGCTTATTGAAAATTCCGGCGCGACTACGGAAGGCAGACTCAACGCGCTGCGAATTTTGATCGAGAGTTTTGCTAAATCGAGCGTCCAGGAGTCGGCGAAGCTGGACAGGACGCTGAAGGCGGCCATTGAAGAAGCGGTCCTAAAGGGGCAGGATTTCGCTCGGCTGGCGATTATCCGACAAAATGCTCCTGAGCTGATGCAACAGTCCGCGCCGCTGGGCATGATGAGTTCGTTAAAGCAAGCGATTAACAGACTCGAAACGACGATTGCAATGACGATGACCAACGTGGCGCCCGATGTCATCGGCCTGGGGGTGCTATTTCGGATTCATCAGATAGCGAAACGCAACGATATGGTAACTGCGGGATTGGTGGAAGCCATCAGAATTCAAGCCGGCCAGGTATCTCAGGCGGAACTGAATACGATACAGACCGACTTTGCGCGCAAGAATTTGGTGGACTTCATCAATCGAGTCGTCGGTCCGGGGGTCATGGGATCCCGTGTGCGGGATGAGGGCCAACTCATGCAAAACGGCCCGCGAGTAAACGGCGGCGGGCCCGGCGGCAGCCGCCAGCTATTTGGGGGGGCGAGCGACGTCGAACATTTTCTGGAACGACACCGCCGGCTTTTCTGGGGAGGTCGGCCGCAATTCCAACAGTCGGAAATTCTACGAGTGGCTCAGGAGTTGAAAAGGTTCATCGACACCCAAATTAGCAAAGAAGAAATTCAAGCTGCCACTGCGACGCAGCAACGGGAACTGACCATTGCCCTACAGGATCTCGTCATCTTTCTGAAACGCAGGCCCGAGATGCCCGCGAATACAAACACTCATATCGAAAACCGTTGAGGCCGGCAATGGGCAAGTCTGGTTACGCTGCTGTGATGGGATCCCTAAAGGGATTTACGCCAGTCAAGCGCGATTCTATTTCCGAGTGGGCCGAAAAATGGATGATGCGGGACGATGGGCGGCCCTATTCGAGACTCCGTTATCCACATTTCGCCGCTCCTAACGGTCCATTCGACGCGATCGGCCAGCAACGCATCCGCAGTGTGTGGCTCATGTTCGCAAGCCAACTCGGCAAGACTTTTTTCGGACAAACGGCGATGGCGTACTTCGCCGACACCGCGCCCTCAAATCAACTTTTTGCTTCCAGTGACAAAAAACTGGCGATGGAAGTGGTCGAGCGTTACTACGACTGCCTGGAACACGTTGAGCCGCTGCGACGCCAACTCCGGCCAAAACACTTGCGGCGGCAAACTCAAGTCGTGTTGGAACATTGCAGAATGTTCGTCGGCTGGTCGCGGTCCGTGTCGACGCTGTCGGACAAGGCGATCAAGTTCGGTCTCGCCAACGAGATTGACAAATGGGAACACTCTACAAAGAGTCGTGAGGGCGATCCGCTCAAGCTGTTCCAGGATCGAGGCAAAGATTTTCAGCATACGAGGAAGTTCATTTACGAGTCAACGCCTTCAATCAAGGATCAAAGCCGGATCGAGCGCGGGTATCTGAACGGCGACCAGCGCCAACTGTACGTTCCTTGTCCGCACTGCGGCGCCTACCAGCGGCTCCAGTTCGGCAAGAAAGGCACTAAATACGGCGTGAAATGGAGTAGCGGCGAGCACGGCAAGCAGTCGCCCAGTCAAGCCCGCAAGACGGCCTATTACTGTTGCACGAATTGCCCCGAACGGATTCTGAATCATCACCGGCAATGGATGATGAATCGCGGCGTTTGGGCGCTGCAGGGCTGTGAAGTGGACGAGCAACAGGCCAGGCGTTGGTTCGACGGCGAGCTAGACGATCCAGGCTGCAACGACTCCCGTCTGAACGAGCTTGGCCTCAAGCTGCTCGATGGCAGTCCAGAGTCTTCGGGCATCGACGCCAGCTTTCGTCTGCCGTCGATGTATGCTTTGAGCGTTGATTGGTCGGACATCGCGGAGGAGTTCGTTTCCTGTCGTGGCGATGCGCAACTACTGAGAAACTTCGTCAACCAATGGCTGGCCGAGACCTGGGAGCACGTCGTCAGGGAACAAACCTGGGAGCAATTGGGTGATCGCCTGATTTTGGACGGCAAAGATAGCTTGGATCAAGGCCGGGTCCCGGAATGGGCTTCGCTGCTAACGGTGGGGATCGATAAACAAATAGACCATTGCGTTTTCGTCGTCAAGGCATGGGGGGCGGACCGGACGAATCATACTTTAGACTACGGCGAGGCGGGCAGCTTCGAGGAATTACTCGAGCGAGTCGTTTCGCGCGTCTTTCCTGGCGTTAAAGGGGCAATGGCGCCCAGTTGCACGCTGATCGATTCCGGCTATCTACCCGATATGGTGCATGAGACGTGCGACGATTGGCGCGAGCACGGACTTTGGGTGTTGCCTTGCCGCGGCACTGATCAATTGATGGCCTGCCCGGTGAAAATCAACAATATCTCCGGCGGACCTCGTAAGGGTCGGTTGATCGTCTTCATCGACTCATATACGACACAAACTTGGCTTGATCGCATGTTGTTCGGCAAGAAACACCCGCAGCCGGGAACTATGTCGCTGTTTACTGCTCCCCTGGTCGCGCATCAGAATTATTTGCGGCAACTGCTAAACGAAATTCCTTCAATGAAATCGCATTCGCGCGCTCGGCGGCTGGAAAGCTGGGACCGCATCGATAACAAGCTGCCCAACGACTTCCGAGACTGTGAACGCTACGCCTTTGCTGCTATGTTAGTGGCAACCGGAGGCACGCCCATTCGCCCCGGCGACAAATTCTATGGACCCTCGCAAGACAGCCAACAGGGACAACGCGGCGCGCGAATCGTCGGCAATTTTGCCGACCGGTCAAGGAGATTTTATTGATGGCGAACCGAAAGAGGAACGACCGAAGAACGGGTAATCGCGGGGAAGTCAGGCAAGATCGCGTGGAAGTCAGGCAAGATCGCGTGGAAGTCGGGCAAGATCGCGTGGAAGTCGGGCAAGTGGACGACAATGCGGAAGTCAGCACACTGGAAGACGACGAAATTAGCCGCCCCGGTCACGCTTGCGAAATATGCTGGAACCGTCACCGGGGACTGGGCGAAGTAAGGATAACGAGTGCAAACGCAGTAGCCCTGGTTTGTTCGCAATGTAGTCATACCTGGACGATGAGGAAGCCAAAATTTGAAGACGCGGTACAGCAATGGAACCTTAAATGAAGGCCATGCCATGAATCCAAATGGAAAACTTCGAGTAACCCCTGAAATGCTTCTTGGACAAAAGGTGAAAATAGAAATTTCCGAAATGTGGGGGCCGAATCAAACTCCAATTTCCGGGATGATGCAAGGGCCGAAAGGTCCGGTACTGTTTATGATGGGAGGTGCTTCTAGGCTGGAAACCATAGCGGCCCAGCTATTGGCCGGTCACTTCAAAAATGCCATTTTACCCTCTGGCGATGTCGATGCCGAAGTAATTCAACGCGGATTGGATTGGGCGCAGGAGCTACTGGCGCAAGTGGAAGCCAGGGCCGCCCAGGCTAAGGCCGAGGCTGAAGAATCATCCGGTTCAAGGCTTCCTGTTTAGGAAGCGGCGAACATTCCGCCGCAGCCCTGGGGCGTTTGGCGACGATATATGGGCGGAAATCGCCGAAAAAACAGACGGCTGGGGCTGCGGTCTTTGAAAATCACGCCATTTATGACTTCGCATAAACTTGATTCTCATAGAGACTTGTGGCACCTGGACCGAAAAACAAACTTTTTTTTCGAAAACTTCAATGTCAATTTGTCGTTCAGATTCCTATATTAAACGCATTGCCAGGTCAGATCAGAAAATAGCTCTTGAATTATTGGACCATGACGGTCTTCACTACAGATCCGGCGGACCAAGAGCAAGCAATCGTGGAGTGCATCAACCGCGTTCTACACGCCCAAGACTACGGCCAGCGCGGTGAACGACTCAAACGCGCTGATTTAAAAGAATTGTTTAGTGAACTGAGGCTAGTTCGATCCATGAGATCCGCAGCCCCCGGCGGGATGACCTTGGGATGCGTCGTTAGACCTACTTGATCCGCCCTTGGATCATTGATTGATCAGAAGAGCGTTAGATTCGATTGTCGAGACTTTTTTGCCGCATCGCGCGCTGGCCAGGCTCCAAGCGCGCGTGACGATCGAGCAAATCCACGCCATCACCGGAGGTGACGGGTCTGGTTACGATGCGGCCGCCAGAAATCGATTGACGAAGTTCGGCGCCGGCGGCGCTGATACCGAAAACGCGCTGCCACCCGAACAAATTGAGCGCCTAGCATTTTTTTCTTGGAAGCTCTATCGCAATGTTCCCCACGCCGGGAAAATTGTGAGGTCGCTCGAGTCAAAGATTGTCGGCGCCGGCAACGAGCCGCAATCGCTGGCCACGCTCGGCGGTAAGCCAGCCGACGAGTTCCGAGAGCGGGCCGAATCACTTTGGCGCGCGATTTCAGGCCGGATTGACGTCAGGGGGACGCCCGGCAAGGGCGGCCAATCGCTGGAGATGATTCAACGCTCCTTAATACGCAACACCGTGCTGAGCGGAGAGGCGTTTCTCAAGTTCGTTCAGCCCAGCGATGAACAAGTTGAAGAACTGGATTTGCCGATCCCTCTGCAAATTCAAATGATTCAGCCGCGCAGATTGATGAACGACGTCGCCGGTAACGATAGGGTGTTCCGGGGCGTGGAGTTTGACGAAAACGGCCGCCGTGTCGCTTATCATCTGAACGACTTCTCGCCCACTGGAGTAATTCGCTTGGCGGCAACGACGCCGGTTCCTGTCAGCGAAATGCTTCATCTCTATCTGATGACCGACGTAGACCAGATCCGCGGAACGCCTTGGTTTCACGCCATCTTGAAGAAAATGGATAACGTCGGCGATTACGAAGAATACGAGATGACAGCAGCCAAGATGGCCGCTTGCGTGATGATGGCGATCAAGAAGTCCAGCGGTCAAACCGAAAATTGGGGCGCACAACCCAGCGCAGGTCAAGACAGCCTCGATTCAGATGGCAACCAGCTTTCCTTCTTGCAGCCCGGTGCAATTGTTGATGTTGGCGTCGATGGTTCCATCGACGCTTTTGATCCGCAGCGGCCCAATCAACAGGCCGTTGAATTTCTCAATCACATCGGGCGTTCCGAAGCTGCCGGCGTGCCAGGGATGAAGGCAAGTACAATCACCCAAGATTTTCGCGGGTCTTCCTTCGCAAGCGAACGGTCTTCCGACAATGACATCTGGCCGGAAATCTTGGCCTTGCAGGATTGGTTTAACAAGTCGATAAATCAACCGCTTTACGACCGTATAGTCCAAGACGGCATTATCGCAGGTTGGTTCGAAGGCGCCGTCACCGACAAAGAGTTCCAGCAAAACAAAGATCAGTTATTGCAAGCCCAGTGGTCCGTTCCGGTGCAAGCGGCCATCAACCCTAAAGATGACGTCGTGGCGGCCGTTATGCGAATCGCCGCCGGTCTTTCAACGCCGCAAATTGAAGCCGCGAAACTAGGCCGAAATTGGGACGATATCCTTGCGGCCTTGAAAACCTTTATCGATCGAGCCACGGACGAATATGACATTCCCCCGGCGCTCATAGACTCCTTTCTAGGAATACAAAACAATGGGATCAGCGTCGAAAACCAAACGGCGGCGATTAAAGCGGCGGCGGCTTCAGCAGCGTAGCGACACCTTGCGGCAGATGATGACGCGGGACTCTATCGGAATTCGCGAAGATACTTTCGATGAGGATTCGCGAACCGTGGATGCAACGTTGGCTTCCGAAGCGCCAACGTTGGTCGCCGTAACAGGCAGTAACGGTAAAAAACGAGCGATTGAAGAGGTGCTGTTAATGAGCGGCCTTGAGCTGCCAGAACAGGTGACGTTACTTGACAGTCACGACTCAGGTAGCGTTCAAAAAGTTCTCGGCTCGATTCGAAACTTCCGGATTCACGACAACATACCAGTCGGACCAGGAGAGCCGCGGCTTCGAGGTTTAGACGGACAAGTAACATTTACCCGGCAACCTGAAGGGGAAAGCGCCTTTCAAAAATACAAGGAGAGACATTTGACGGATGTTTCGATTGGATACATCGTCAACGAGCGGAAGATTTTGCGGCGCGGAGAAGTATTTGAGATTGAAGGCCGGACGTTCACCGGTCCAAAAACAATAGCTCTGAAGTGGACGCTCAGGGAAGGTTCTGTCCTTCCGATGGGTGCAGATAGTCGGACCAGATTGCGAAACGACCCTTCTATAATAGAGGACATCACGATGGATGCACAACTCGTGTCACTGCTGGAAAACCGCGGAATGCCGAGCGGTCTAGATAGTCAAGAGGCCTTGGACTGGCTCGCCGAACATCGCGATGAGGTATTCACATCGAAAACGGCGCCGCCGACGCCGCCGCCGCCGTCGGGGGACGATGGTCAAAGTCGTGGCCTGAACGACGACTCTATTCTGAGGGTCGTCGCCCTGGCTTTGACGGAGCGAGAAGAGCACATCGAGACGTTTCGAGCGGAAGTCGTCGACATTGCGGCTGTAGCCGGCGTCGAGGTCCGCGAGGAATGGTACGGGCTAAAAGACATCAAGGAAGTGCGCAAGGTAGTTGTCGCGGCTCGGCAAGAATTCGCGCAGCACGCCGATCCGATGATGGGAGAAATTCGCTTCTCCGACAGTCAGCCAGCCGATCGCGGGGTTGACGGCATCCGCCATGCGCTATTGTCGCGCATCTTGCGGAATTGCACTAGTGACGAGGAGTTGATTGAGAGAAAGCTCGCCGATTGCTCCTGGGGCGGCGAAAGCGTCCAGGCGGCCGAAAGAAAGTCCCACCAACTGCGGGCGCAAGATGCGGCCAAAGACTATCGCCATTTTTCCTTGATGGATTTGGCTAGCCGTTGTCTGATGATTGACGGATTCAGTCTTCGCGGGGCTGCCAAAGATCGGATCGCCTACGCTGCCTTGGGATTCTACGAACAATCCGGCCTACAACAGCGCAGCGGCTACGGAGCGGCCCTTCATACTACGGGATCGTTCGCAAATCTGACGCTCGACGCAATCAATAAATCGATGCAGACTGGCGCCGAGGAGTTCCCCTCAACTTGGGAAGGGCCGATGCGACGAGGAGAGTCTGTCCAGGACTTCAAAACGATTCACCGTCTGCGAGTCGGTGCGATTCCCAATTTGAAAGTTTGGGTCGACAACACGCAACCCGATCAGGCGAAATTCACGGACGCAGACGAGCCATACGCAGTTGAATCGCGATCGGTGGACGTTGCCTTTTCTTATCGGACGTTGATCAATGACGACAAGGACGCCTTGAGCCGGACCCCTCAGCAAATGGGCCAGGCCGCTGCGCGAACGGTGAACGCCGTCGCCTGGTCGAAGGTGACCGGGAATGCCGATATGTCCGATCTTCAGGCGCTGTTTCTTGCGACGCCGACAGGGCTGCGGCAGCGGGGAAACTTGTTGACTGGCGCCGGCGTACCATCGGTGGCCACCTTGCAGGATCTGGGCTTACTGATTGAGCAGATGCGCGGCGAAAACACGCCCGAAGGGGAAGAGTCAGACGACATCTTGGGCTTGCGGCCTGTCTACCTGATCGGTCCATCCGCGTTGCGGACAACGATCATGCAATTGGTCAACTCGACGGCCGACCCCGACGCGGGGAATTCCAATGTTTTCAATCCGGGCCAAAGTTATATTCCGGTTATCGAACCGCTGCTGGATAGCGATTCGGCTACGGCCTGGTACTTGTTCGCATCGCCGCAGCAGATTTCTACGGTCGAAGTGACTTTTCTTGAGGGCCAAGAATCGCCAGTTATCATCCAATGGACTGAGCCTTCTACGCTGTCGAGAATTTACAAGGTATTGCAAACGTTTGAGGCAAAGGCCCTCAATCATCGCGGGATGGCTAAACACGCCGGCGCGTAAAAGTACATGACTTCGATTCGCTCGCCACAGGGCTACGCCTCTCCGGGGGGCCGCTGGCCCTGTGGCGGGATTTACCTGGCAGATTCAAACCACAAAGGCCCACTATGAGCGTTTCAAGAAATCCGATTCGATTCACCGACAATTTTAATAGAGCGCAAATTCTCACCACGGCTCCGGGGTTCAACGGCTGGACGCTTACGGAAACTGCGGCGGCGGGGACGCCGATCAAGGCGATCTTTGGTGAAGACGGGGGCGCCATGCGGATCGCGAGCGACAACGAATCTGAAATACAGAATATCTGCATGTCCCACGATGATATCTTGACGGTTGACGTTGCCACGCTAGGCGTCGTGGAGATGATTTGTAAAGTCGCAGGGATGAGCACAGGGTCAACGATCATCTGGGGGTTCGGCTCTGCGCGAGACGACGTTCCCGACGACATCACCACGGCGGCTTGGTTCCGCATCGAAGGATCGGCCAGCCTGACCGCCGTCGTGGTCGAAAGCAGAGGCGGAACGACGGAAAATGAGGACGTTGCCACAGGCGAAACGCTGGCGGCCGTTTACAAGAAGTTCCAAATTGACTTCACCCGCGGTTTGAAGGACGTCCGTTTTCTGATCGACGGAGAACGGGTAGCCGCGGCAACGACTTTTGATATGTCCGGGATCACAGCCGGTCAGAACGTGCAACCGATTATCCAAGTCCAGAAGACGTCATCGACGGCGGTTCCACAATTCGATCTCGCGCGAATTGACTATCAAACTCAATACGTCTACGGCGTGTAACCGAACATTCCGAACGCCAAAGGAGGCTTGCCCGTGGCTTTTACTCATGTCCTCACTTTCAACGTCGCCGGCCCGTTGGCAATCAATCGCTCAGTGACCTTGACGGAGGAAAAGGAAATCAACGTAGAGGTGACGATACCAATTGCCGCAAGTGATCTTGAGGTTGAATACGTCGCTGTACTGGCCCGCCTCGCCTCGTTTTATATGGTGGCTGATCAAGACCTAACAATTAAGACCAACGATGCCGGTTCGCCGGATGCGACATTGAACATAACCAAAGACAACCCCTTTTCCTGGTATCCCGGTCAGGTCGTGCCGCTCACCGATGTTTTTGTGGCTGACATAACGGCCCTGTACATAACCAATGGTTCGGGCGTTGAAGCGACCTTTTCCATCCGATCCCTGATCGATCCAACCCCTTAGTGATTGTGGTGATCAGTCCGTTCAAACAACATCAACGCGAAGACTTCGCTCATATCCTAACGTCGGACGAGCATGATCAGTTGATCGTGTATTATGCTAAGAAGGGCAGTCCTAGAGATATTCGGGCCATCGTCGAGCCTGATGACATGGTCGTCGAGATGGACGAAAACCTCAGCAGGGCTATGAGGTTGGAAGTTACTTTATCCAAAGACGAGAACAACGAAGTTCTGTTGGACGGGATGCCGGCTAATCATGGTGGCGTCCGCTTCCCGGAGCGTGGCGATCAAATTTGGCTTAAAGAATGGGAGCATCCTGTAACGGACCGCTACACGTTCACCGGAGTCGTGATAGAGGAAAAATTTCATTCCTGGACGCTTGAATTCAAAGCTTTCAAGACGATCAGGACCGGCGCTATACATGTGAAGTCCCAATTATGAGCACGGCATTATGGTCACGGCATCGGACGACGGCGAGGGCTATGGCCCATTTGGTTCATCGGTTATCTACGTGCGAGAAGTTCTGGCCGAAGCGCCCCGAATCTGGAAAATTC